TTTCTAAATGCAAAGATACAAAATAGACTTGAATTCAAGTCTATTTTGTATGATTTGTTTTAAATCGTTCCCGTAAGATTTTTAAGAACGTGGAATTTCTTGAATCTGCATCTTCTACCATTGCTTTATAATCAAGAATATACGCATTTTGTATAACACTTTGCTTCATATCCAAATCTAAATATACAGATTTCGAACGGAAATACATCTCACCATTAGAGAATAGTGGTTTAAACCCATTATTTATCAGATGTTTCCTATACCTATCGTCAAAATCAACAATCCCATAGAACCACATTCTTTGAACTCGATTACCATAATATTCGGCTAAACGTTGAGTTCTTGTATCTAACTGAAATTCTACTATCGAATTTTGTTCTGCACTAATACCCAATCGTTTAAGCTCAACTACAACAACATCAACTTTGGCATTTTCTATTTGTGGATTTTCCGAGAAAAATAATGTTATATCAGGTCTGTCATCATCGTTATCTTTAACCTCACCTTGCGTAATTACATCAATTACTTTGGACATTTCAGCCTCACTCAATACCATATAATAGCTCATAAACTTATCATCAAAAATCCATACATTATTGTTGTACAAATCAGTGATAATATTTTCATCCTTGAACTCGGAAGATTTTGGTGCAATAAGGTTATGAATATCCGCTTCTTTATTTTTGGCATTTAATGTTTGCATTCTTTTTATGACATTTTGTCTAAACAGAATATATTCCGCTAAAGCTCGTGCAGACAAATCAAGTGATTTCTCAAACTGCTCGTCATTTAACTCTTTTGCACCCAAGATTTCTTTTTGGTCTCTAAAAAATTTATCTTGCGCTTTCTTTAATACATCTGACTGCGAAGAGTATCCTATGTCATTATTTTCAAAATATCCACTTAAATGAGGATATGTATCATTTAGGTATTTCTCCTTGCTTTTATTATTTCTTTCAATCTGAGGAAATTGTTCTTTTACAACCTCTGCAATAGCATTACGAAAGATGAATTTAATAGTACTTAAGTCTGAATCAGGTATAGATAAGTTTATGCGAGCCCCATCTACACTCCCTTGAAAAGATTCAGACATAAGTAAAAATATCATTTCATAACCCGATGGCAAATTTTCTCCTGCAATAATATCTATCTTATGGCTACGTTCGTCTATTGCTAATGCAGTAATGACATTACTATCTTTGGGAGCAACTTCTCTAACATTATAATATAATTCAATTTTGTTAAAAAGGTCTGTTTGAGCACTTAATAGCTTTATTTGAAAATTCGGTAATTCATCTGTATTGATTGTATCTTCAACAAAAGAACCTCCAATAGTGGTTTTGATATAAACACTTATTTGTTTGCCAGCAAGTTTAGCTTTATAGAACTTCATATAAAAGTTTTCCAATAAAGCTTTCTTTATATAATGTGGATTTATATAATCATTTTTACCAAGTCTTTCTCCTGTGAAACCTCTCATTCTAAAAATTGAGCCATTGAGTGTTGGCTCGATTTCTGTTATAGTACAATCTTTATCAAATGCTTCATTAAATTCAAAAACTCGTTGTTTTGAATTATCAAAAACGCTTTTAACTTCAACTTTATCAAAATAGCATAAATAGACCAAGCGCCCTAAACCTTTGTGGCTTTGTTCTTCAACATCAAACAATTTTGAAAATTTTCCAAATCTTACATCATTGAATCCAACACCATTATCTGAAAGTGTAACTACTAAATTATGCAACTCTCCATAATTACTCAATGATATATTGATATTGAATTCGGTAGCATCCGCATCTAAAGCATTTGCAAATGCTTCAAAATAAATCATCTCAAATGACGATTTAGAGAAAAACATCTTCAATGCTTGTTTGATATTAACTTCCATATATATTATTTTTTATAATTCATCCTCATAGTTAAACTCAATTCTACTTTGAAGTATTATCTCTTTGAGTACATTCGAAATTAGCCCAGCATCTTCTATTCTTTGAAAATGTTGTAGCAGTGTTGGGATATTTATAATTTCCTCTATGCATTCCATATACTTACAAACAATATCTTCTACAACATAAGTTTTGGAAGCGTCTTTATACAATTTATCTTTCAAAACATCCACGTCATCAAGCGATTTAACTACGAATGTTATTGGATATTTTTCTATCTTCTCAATATCAAGAAAATACTTTTTAAAATCCAATGTTTCTGTGACTTGGAAAAATCTCCCTAAAGGTTTCATTACAAAGTCAATACCCCCATCATTGGCATTTGTTCTTCCTGTCTTGTAAAGTTTCAATGCTTCCTCATTCAAATTTTCCCAAGAATACCCCCATATAATAGTCTGCTCTTTGTAGTAGTATTTGAGTATAGCATAACTGACTATCTCAAATAATCTTGCGTCAACATTTGGAGCAAGTAATCCTGTTATAAACTCATGAACATTTACACTATTGCTATCTTCTATTGCCTGTAGTTCTTCGCATTGTGCGATGAAACGTTGAAACGAGTCTTGCTTAATCTTCACATATTCATCTATGATTGCGATAATAGCTTTAGCAATATTATATCGGTTCCCATTGACATCAACTATTAATAAATTTTCATTTATCCAATAACGGTTAGTTTCCAAGTTTCGCAAAATAGGAGTTATGTCTGATGTGGGAAAGAACTTTTGGAATTCTGCATTCATTCGATTATTCAATGCGTGATTTTGCAATTTACTTCCAAAAGGAAGTTCTCGTTGCCTCTGAAATAAACGAGAAAATTGCGCTCCTTCATAATTTCTATACATGGAATTTGTATCGAAATCATGTGCTATATAATCTTCAATTATAACATATATAGCATAAAGATTGGCAAAACTTGAACGAGATTTAGAACCTTTATTTGCGGATTTTGTTTTCTCATTGATATACTGAATCAAAAGATTTTTTGTATAAATCTCCGTTCCATTTTCCCCGTACATACAGGATAAAATATCTTTAATGATAGGTGTGAAGCTATGTTCCATAAGTTAAAAAAACAATGACGGTTGTTGAATATCTGTAGAAATTGTTGGCTTATACACTTTTTGCAATGCTTCTAATGGCAATCCTTTGTATTCTGTTGCCAATCCTAACCGCCTAAGTCCAATTTTGATATACTCTTCTTGTAACTCAATACCGATAGATTGTCGTCCTAATTTTTGGGCTACATAAGAAGTTGTAAATGTACCAGAAAATGGGTCTAATACAACATCTCCAACTTTAGAACTTGCTTTTATGATTCTTTCGAGTAAAGCTATTGGTTTTTGGGTCGGATGGTTCTCATATTCCCCCATTCTATACCTTACTCGTGCAAAGTCCCAAACATTACCCGGAACTTTTTCTGTATTGTATGGTTGTGGAGGATTTTTCCTATAATCTATCAATTTGCGTTTTGCACCTGTCTTTGCTTCAACCTTTATATCGTCAGCATTAAATGTATAGTTATTTTTATCTTTTACACAAAAAAGAATAGGCTCATACATAGAGCCAAAGTAACGTTTGGCTTGTACCCCTGAACTATCATAAGACCATATTAGACGAGATAAAATTGTTAGTTTCTCACGTAGAAAAATATCAAAATATGGCATAAATTGCGTTGATGTCATTACATAAAAAGCTCCCGATGGCTTCAACTTTTTAATGCATAAATTTAACCATTGGTAGCACCATTCCAAATATGCATTATCCGTTTCCCACTTGTCTTTGCAACCTGCGAAATTCTTTCCTATGTTATAAGGAGGGTCTGCGAATATTAAATCAATTGATTCATCCGCGATTTCTTCATTCAGAGCTATTATTGCATCTGAATGAATTATCTTATGTTCTGTATTTCCTATAATTTCAATACTATTCATATTGTTTATAAAGTTTTTTGTGCTACTTTCAATATCTGAGTAGCATTATTCTCATTTTTAATAAGCCTACAAATTTTATCTGCAAGCCATAATGTTACAAGCTCTTTTTTATCAATCTGCAATATTTGGGCAATCGCTTCAACTTGTTCTCGTCTTGCTTTCCTCTCACCTTTCTCTATTTTGCAATATGTTGCAGTGTCAATATCCAGTGCCGCAGCCAATTGACGTTGCGGCATTTGGTTTTGAATACGAAGTTCTTTTATGCGCTCTGAAAACATCTGCCTTACTCTTTATTGTCTTGACATTATTTGGCAAATTTATTACTTTTATTTTGTTTATGCATTATAGAAAGACAATAATTTGATTAACTTGAATTTAGTGATTGTAGTACAGCTAATTATTTATCTATTTTTTCTTAAATCCTCCTGCCTTTCCTTTGCGGTTGTATAGGTCGGCGTATGTTCTGCTTTAACTTCTCGAACTGTTCCTTGAACCACTCGGCAATGGGCTTTCGGTCGATGGCAAGAACTAATCTCGTCCCGTTGGTCGGGTCTTTCACTACTTGAAACCCAGCCTTTTCAGTCGTGAATTTCCGTCCGTGTTCCTCCGAATAGAGTTCCCCTGCATACTCCAACGGCTTTCCCTTGACGAGCGTTGCGGTCTGCCTTTCATCGAATCCCACAAGGCGGCAAAGGTTTTCGATTCGGAGCATTTCACGGAAATAGGGAAACCATGCCGCCGCCTTTGCGATTACCGTTTTCAAGAAAGATATTTCTTCCTTGTGCTTCGTTTCCTTGTCCGCTATCTCCCTGCGGTGCTTCCGTTCTACTTCCGCCATCTGTCGGCTGTGGTCTGCCTGCATGGTCTGTATTCTATCTTGCAGGGCTTCGATGGTTTCCTCGTGGTCGGCTATCTTCCTATGCAGGGCAGTGTTCTCCCTCTCCAACGCCTTGACCTTGTTACTGCCGAAAAGAGAACCAACGCTCTCGGCTATGTTGGTAGCTGCGGTGGTTGCCGCCCCTTTCAGCTTCTCGGTCTGTATTTCTTTTTTCGCCCGTCTTAGTTCCTCCCGTGCCGTTTCTTTCTGCTGCTGCAAATCCACCACTTCCGCTTTGAGGTTGTCGGAGAGTTTCTGTATATCCCGATAATACTGCTGCGTGGACTTGTGGCGAGCCTTCGAGCCGTCTATGCCCCTTTGCAACCCGTATTTCGCCATCGCTTCGGCATAGGTATCTTGGTAGGACTTCAATTTCAGCCGTGTCATAATATCGTCTGCGCACAGCCTCACGGTGTCGGTCGGCTTCTTGCGGTATCGCTTCTTCGTCTGTTCCTCCCTTTTCCTGCGCTTACGCTCTCCCTTGACGATGGGGACGAGCGTAACGTGTATGTGCGGCGTTTCCTCGTCCCTGTGCAGGTGAGCCGCCACGATGTTCTCCTTTCCGAACGTGTCGGCGAAGTATTTCAGATTGTCGGCGCACCACTCGTCCAAACGCCCCTCTTCCTCTATCCGCTTCATGTCCTCGTGCGTTCCCGATACGTTGATGCGGATAGCCCGTACTTGGTTGCTTCCGATTTTGCGTGTCAGCCCAGCTTCTTCCAATCTCCGCTGTATAGCCGCCGAACGGTCTTTCACCCCGTCGGGGTAGTCGATGAGCCTGCGGTTCAGGTGCGTGCGTGTGGGGTCGGCGTTCTTCGGTATGATGAAACGCTCGATATGTGCGGTCGTTCCGCTGTCGCTGCCGTGCGCCTTTTCCATGTGTAAAACTACGAAACCCATATATTCTTCCTTTCTTTTTTGGCTTGTGAAACAATGATTTTTTTGTATCTTCGGGGGCGGCAAATGCCGTCCCCGATGGGGTGTGCAGAGGGGCTTGCCCCTTGCCTTATTGGGGAATTTTCAGCGATACGTAGTATTGCGGCTCGGAAAATTCCCTAATAAGCTACGGTATTTTCTCCGTAAATACCCTGCGGCGTGCCGTCTGCCTGCCTTTCGGCTATGGCTGTCCCTGCCGTCTGCTTACCCATATAACCCCACCTTATTTTTTCCCTTTCGGTCGGTGGGTGGCGGGGCGGTCGTTTCCGTTTTCAAAGGCTCTTTTGCATGGGGCGGTCGGATACAAGGTTTTCCCGATAAATACGCTCGCAGCGAAGCGAGAGGAAGATTTATCGGGAAACGGCGCAGCCGCCTGACCTTTTAGCCGACATAAAGCCCCGTGCTTACTTTGCCTTTGTAAACGGAAATGATTGCTCCGCTTTCCCCTGAAAAGAGGAATTGAACCTGCAATATATATCACCATAGTGATAGGTTTGCATGTTTGCATGCTGGTACGTTTGCATGTTGATATGTTGGTATGTTGATATGTTGGTATATCATCATGCTTTCCAACGGCTGTTGGGCTTGCCGTCCGAAACAACCGACACGAATACCGTCTTTTCTCTTTTCGCCCGTGTATAATCCTCTCTAATAATGCCCTGCGGACTTTCGCCGCCCCGAACGATTCGATACGGAAAGCGAGGGCGGCTATCGTTTCGAGGTTGTAAACCTCCGCGCTGTATCTGTCCGATATGCGGATAATGCGCTTTATGTCATATATACTCAAAACTCCGCTTTTGCAGAGTGCCTTTATCCCTGCCCGAACCGTCGGGGCGATAACCCCGAACAGTTCGCAGATTTCTCGCTCGGTCATGGCGGTTGCGCCTATATCGCTCGGCAGGGAGATATTGCCCTGCCCGTCCATCGTGATAATGTTCCTTTCTTCTTTCATCGGTATTCTGTTCTTAATTAAATGGCTCGGCAGATATTCTTCTCCATATCCTCCAACTTGTGCGACAAGGTTTCCATGTCTTGGCTTATCTTCTGGGCGGTGATTTTGGCGTAAATTTGGGTGGTCTTTATGTTCGTGTGTCCCAAAAGGCGGCTCACCGTTTCGATGGGTATGCCGTGCGACAGAAGCACGGTCGTGGCGTTCGTGTGGCGTGCGACATGGTAGGTCAAACGCACCTTGAAGCCGCATTGTCTGCCTATATCTTTGAGTATCTTGTTACAACTGCCGTTGCTCGGAACGGGGAAAACATGACCGTCCCTTGCCAGTCCCTTGTACTTTTCGATGATACGTTTGGGAACGTCTAAAAGGCGGATGTTCGATTCGGTGTTGGTCTTCTTTCTTCGGGTGATTATCCACAGGTTGCCGTCGAAGAATGTTTGCAGGCGGTCGGCGGTGAGGTTCTTCACGTCCGAATACGCCAAACCCGTGAAAACAGAAAAGACGAACAAGTCCCGTACAAGCTCGTGGGTGGCGTTCTTCATCGGTGCGTCCATGAGCGTCTGTATCTCCGTTTGGGTGAGGTAGCCCCTGTCCACGCTTTCGGGAGAGTTGATATATCCGGCAAAGGGATTAAAGGGCAAACGCCCGTCGTTCCTCGCTATGGAAACGATGTGTTTCAACACAATCATGTAGCCCCACACGGTATTAGTGCGGCATTTCTTCTCCGTGCGCAGAAAATACTCGAAGTCGTTGATGAACGTGAGGTTTAGTTCCTTTAATGGAATATCCTCACGCTTGTAGGTATGGGGCAGGAACTCCCGAATATGGTTGCAGACCGTCCGATAACGGGTAAATGTACCCTGCGCCCTGCTGTGCCCGACTTTCTTCTCGAACTCGGCGTTGTGCTGCTCGAACAGCTTCAGCAAAGTTTCCTGCTTGACGCCGATACCGAGATAGGCGTCTTTGAGTTTGGCGGAGGTAAAATAACAGTCCGTCTGCATTAACTCTTGATAGCGGCGGTTTACCTCCACACGGATTTTATCTACTGCAAGGTTGATTCTCTGCGCTTCGACGCTCTTGCCCGAAGCACGGCTGTTCTTCACGTCCCACAAGCGTGGGGGAACGTCCATCTTGCAACTGAACTGTTTAATCTCGCCGTCCACCGTGATACGGCACATCAGAGGCAGGTTGCCGTTCGGCTTCTCGCTGCCTTTCTTCACGTAAAATAATACCTTGAATGTACTTCGCATAACTCACTCCTTTTTTTGGTTACAAAATTAGTTCTTAGTGAGTTACCGACAGCTATGTAAATCAACGCAAAACGCAGAAAAAGAACCTTTTAGCAAGAAATTTGCACCCGTTACGGGAGTAACGAGGTGGTAACTGAACTTCTGCGCCGTTTGGCTTCGAGGTGGTATTTCGTTGGCTCTGCCCCATAGAAAAACAAAGCGTAACGAACGCTCTATCAGCTAATTCGCTACGCTTTGCCCAAATTTACTTTTTCGCTATGTGTTTATTTTACGAATTACGCATCTGTATTAGGCGCACAACCTGCTGTTCGCCGACGGCGGAGGGCTGCGCGAGCCTTGGGCGAGTTGCAGTCCGCCGCGGTGGGGCGGCGGCGAACTGCGCGGTTCTTCGAACCGCAAAAACTTATTAAGATTTACGTTACCTTTTGCGCGGCCAAAAGGTA